TTTAGTGATATCACCTCTACGGTAAGCGTTTTCAGCAGTCTTAATTCTTTTAGACTCACTAGCTGCTTTATTCTTAGCTATTGTATTGCGTCTTTTAACACTGCTTCTTTGCCCTTTAATACCTTTCTTAACTATTCCTCCGTAAGAATCTTCAAATCCACGACCTTCTTTTCTCTTCTGTCGTTCTGTCTTAAGCCTATCAACTATTCTTCTACCTGTTCTTACTGCAGCTTTGCCACCGCCTAAAGCCTTAACTCCTTGTTTAGCTGCTAATCCTCCTACTCCAGTTGCGGCCATTACCGCAGGACTAATAGATTCAGCAGCATTTTTTAGTCTTCTCTGCCTTCTTTCTTTTGCTAATTGTTCAGAAGTTTTTACTTTAGTTTTAGAAAAATCATAAGACTTAGTTCTGTTTGCTTTAACTTTAGAAGCCTTTTTCATTTCTTCTCTAAAAGTTTGACTAGCTGATTTACTAGTAGGAGTAATCTTTTTAGTTACAGACTTACTTATTTTTTTGCTTACTTTTTTCTTAACAACCTTAGCAGGGCCAGATTTACGTTTTACAGGAGAAGCTACCTTTTTTAACGCAGGAGCTTTTGCTGCTTTACGTTTAATACTACGGTTTTTCATTTCTCTGTAAAGAGTTTGTTTTCCTGCTTTACCACTATATCTACGTTCAGCCATTGTTACTTGCCTCCGTTAGAAGTTCCTTTAGGTGGTATGTTAGAGGCAGGTGCTATACTAGCAGGGTAATGTTCTGCTGCGGATACAGTTCCTCCTTGGTTGTTTACTCCTCCAGACTTCCCAGAGTTTGCCATATCACTACATTGATTCGGATTGTACGCCATCATCTATCTCCTCATATTCTGCGTCTATTGATTCTTCACTGTTTAGGTTTATATCTTCAAGCCCTTTGATATTAATAACAATGTTATTACCATCTTGAGCACCGTAATGTTCTACGGCTTTTCGGGCAGGAATTGCCCTATCCAGTAGAAGCCTAGCTGCAGTCATGTCTCCATCTTTGGCTTCTTGAATTACTCTACGGAGTACGTCTTTAAACTCCTTGTTCATCTCTCCTGCAAATTGGTCTATTAAACCATTCTGCATAAGTGTAAGTTTATTTTTACTACCCTTTGCCCTACCGTTAGGGTTAAGCGATGGGCCACCTTTCTTCAATGCAGGGTTTCCTCTTTTACTTACCATCTAACACTTCCACCTTTTCCTAGCTTGCCGTAATCTACTATTAGGGTTTTTAGCTGCTTTAGGAAATTTTTTCATTTGGCCTGCAGAACGAGCACAATAAGACTTTCTACGTTTAGCTCTAGCTCCACTAGGTTTTGATTCTGTAACTGCTGTTTTAAGTTTGGAACCGGGGTTCTCTCTCCTATATTTAGCTACTCCTTTAACTGTCATACCTGCACCCTGTTTAGTAGGTCGCTTATGACCTTTGCGGATAGTATGCCCTTTCATACCTTTGCCAGAGCGTTGCCTTACGTTTGGGTTACGACTTGCCAAGAGTTTTTCTCCTTCTTCTTCTACCTGATGCAGTAACAGACCATTTAACTTTACTTGGGCCTGTCTTCTTAGCAGCTTCTTTTTTACTTATGCGACCTGCAACTTTAGCAGGTCTGCAAGCAGGGTATGGTCTTTTCTTTTTATCTTTACCAGAACGACCACACTTCTTTCCTGTCTTAACATCCCTCCAATCTTCTTTAAACCATTTCTTTAGCGCAGCACCTTTCTTGGTTTTACGGACTCCCATATCATCCACGCTTCCTAGATTTGTTACCCCAGTTCTTTGCTCCTACTTTTCTACACTTAGCTACTGCTCCACTTGCGTAAGCAGACGGCCACTTCTTGTAGCGACTCTTTACTTTTCTAGCACACGCATCGTTAGCTCTCTTAGCTTTCCTAGCCATTTACTTTTTCCCCATAAACTTAGCTGCACCTCTGAAACCAAAACTTGCCGCTACTATTGTACCTAGTAAGTATTGATACCAATCAGGTGCAGAGTCAAGTATAAGAAAGAAATCAGAAACTCTGTCATACTCTCCGAACATTAGTAGTAGTAAAGGTAAAGTAAAAACAACAGTAAGCCACTCGTCTTTCCACGAACCGTCAGAACTCTTAGCCATCTCTATGTCCCAGTCTATTTCACCTGTAACTTTCTTTTCCATAATAACGGCTTTCGCTTCTGCTTCAGCTACCTTCATACGAGTTTTAGCTTCTACTTTCTTTACTCTGCCTTCTACCCAAGTAGAGGCAATCTTGGCTACCGGGCCTATTAACATTTGTATCATTTGTTTGCCTCACCAAAAAATAAAAAGTATTCACTGTCTAACAGTGCTTCTGTTTGTTTATTTACTTCGTTCATTTGTTTTTTAATTTTAGTTTCTTGTTCGCTTATTAAATCCCCTTGGATTTGAATTTTAGTTTTCTGGGGTAAGTCTAACAAGTTTTGTTTCATATTAATAACTCCAAACTGTAGGACGGATAATTTCTTTTTTAAGAAAATCTCCGTAATTTTCTTGGGTTGCTATATCTAAATGAATAAAACGTCCTGTAGGATGTCCGTTTTGTTTTATACCTATCCCTGTAAATATTTTTAAAGTTAATGCCATACTTAATAAATCATAGGCTAACTTATGCGAAACTAATATGTCAGCAGCTATACCCCAACTATGTACTCCCGGGGCTACTTTTTTTATTTCTACTGGGTGCGTTGTTGGGTCTCTGTATCCGCTAGATATCTTTAGTGGTCTACAAAAGTTTTGCCTAAGATATTGCATCGCTTCTAAAAACTTTGGTTCCATATTACATAAACCACTAGCTGTGCATTTAAATTCTTCTTCTTTAAAATTAGGATAGTTTCTCCAGTCTATTTTCACAGGTGCTTCTGTCCTTTTTGCTTTGTTAAAGGGTTTATAAGTATAAACTCCATGTGATTCTACTCGTATCATCGCCAAACCTTAGTTACTTCATCGTTAACGTGAACAGGGGTGCAAGTAGCACCTATCTCATTCTGGCGATACTTATGGCTTAACCAGTAGTTCTGTCTTCTTAGACTCATCGCAAAGTATTGACATCTATCAATATTGTACCAATAGCTTTTGTCTGGTTGAGGCTCACCATTTATAAACGTAGTGAGCATAAATGCTAGAATCATTAGTTACCTCCTTGCGAGATAATCCAGATTGTCCCTGTAATCAAACCGATAATAGTAAAGCTACCAAAAACAATAAGCGTAAAATCTATCATCTTCTGTTTAAACTCTAGTCTTCGATGTATTTGATTCTTTCGTTCTGCTCGTATTTGTTTTTCTGTAGCTAGTAAATCATCCCAAACATCCTTACCGTATCCATAAAGGATTAACTCCCGTAGCTCTTTTCTTTGCTGATACATCTTTTGTTTCGCTATAACGCAATCGAGAGCTTCCTTCTCGATTGACTTACTACCTGCTATCTTCTTAAATAACGGAGGATTCTTGCTCCGTTCTGTAGCCGCATTAACATCGGCTAGTGCTTCAAACCATTTTCCTAACTGTCCTAGAGTGGATTCTATTTCCTTACCCTTACTAACCATCCTAGAGACCCCATTAAATGCCTTGTTAGCTACACTTAACGCAGCCATTACACTTAACGGTTCCATAGTATTACCTCATATTAGCCATATCTCTGTATACTGGTGATAAATTCCTACTCTGTTCCAATAAAGATTTAAATGGATTCTTTACATAAGGTTCAGCAAAAGCTCTGTACGCTGCTGAAGGATTTAGAATAGGAGGGAGTTGAAATGCCTCGTTGCGAGGCTGTAACATAGGAGCCATAGGAGAGGATGGTTGCGCCATGTTAGGAAAGTATCGGTCGTATGATGATTTATTTCTATTATCCTTACCATTAGGTACTTTTGGATTTAACAAAGAACCCGAAAAATACTCCATAAAGTTTTCTCCTTAAAAGAATTATAGAAATTTATACGCATCATTACTATATTATACACGAACTATAAAGGTTTGTCAACCTTTTATTCTAACCGTTAGTAATGGGAGTACAGTATTGAAGTGTGTTCAAGCTCACTGTAGGTGAGCTATTCACCTGTCGAAGTTCTAACTGAGACAGGTATATATAATCTAATCTAAGCTATCTATATTCTACTCTCTATAGAGTAGAATATATCTTAGATATATAGTATATCTAATCTTATATATACTCTTATATAGCCTCTTTCTAGCTCTGAATTAGTTCTTTGCATATTTTAATTAGTTTTCTGTGTCCTCTTCTCAAGTATATTTGTGGTTCCATATATATATGTATCCACAATCCAGACCCCCCGGCCCCTTCTAATTTTGCGCGATACGGCTAGGCCTGTGTGTAAAAAGTTATCCACAGGTTATTCACAGGTTATCCACAGATTCCCGGCACTTATCCACAGGATACTAACAAGATATCCACAGATAATAAAAGAATATAACGGGAGCACCTACATATAACGGAATTGTTCTTGACAGATGCCACAGATACTGTTACACGTGCGCGTGCACGCGTGTGCGCGTTCCTTATACATGCGAGAGGCAATTTCATTTTGGTTATAAGCATATTCCAAATTGATACTTGAATAAAAAAATTACATGTAATAGGCTGTTTGCAGTCGGTTGAGATACTGATTTATTGGGAAATACTTAGTTTGTTACCTTGCCTTGGTGGGGAGTTAAAACAAACCGATATAAGTTAAGTCTGAACATTAACGATGTAGTTGGGTTGCCCCATCCGAGCGAAAGCGAAGACTCAAATGTGGTGCAGGTTAACGTCTCCAAGGGGGCGCTGTAAAAACAGGGATTCCGATTCAACACTAGGACTCAGATGGCGGAGCTATGTCTGCTTACCTTTGATTCAATGCGATTTTAAAAGCGGTTTTGATGCTGTCATTGGTTACAAGACGTTAAATAGCTTTGCTTGAGAGTTCTATATTATCCCCTCTGAAGGAGGACATTATGAAGAAAGTATATAAGCACTATCCAGAATATGACAGAGAATTGTCGGAGCATTATGGCTCTACAAATCACTGTACAGTTATTGCGCTAGCAGTTGCCTTTTGCCTTTCAACAGGTAAAGCCTACAATGCTTGCAAGATAGCAGGAAGCAGGAAAGATTGGAAAGGAATCGGATATTTTGAATGGCACAAATTAATCAAGTCCGTAGCTGAAAGATTCAACTACAAACTTGAGACAATCGAAGGTCTAGCAGGTAGGACGTTAACCCAAGTAATGAGAGAGTTATCTGATAAAGAAACTTATATTATCAACATTAGCGGTCACACTTGCGCCTATAGAAAAGGAATTTTGGAGGATTGGACGAACCCCAAATATAGTGGGAGACGTTCCATGCCAAGACACAAAGTTAATTCAATCACTAGAGTATACAAATAAAGAGGGGATAATATAGAGCTTACAAGTTCTATTAATTAACTAACTAATGAGGATTTAAAAAATGTTAAGACAATACGCAAGCAACATGACCATTGTAGAGCAAGACGGAAACGAAGTTCTTTTTTCCTACTCTACTCCAGTAGCAGGACGGAATGAAGACGGAGTTTTCAGAACAAGCAAATGGTTTTCTTCTACCACAACAAAGCACATCAATAAATATTTCCGCAAGGAGTTTGACATTGATGGGAAGAAAGTTCGAGAGTTACCACAAGAGGAGATTAATAAACTAGTGAAAGTCTAACTGATGAGGATTTGATATCCGAAACTCCCCAGAAATGGGGAGTCTTAGACAAACTTGGCACGATATTAAGACAGGCCCGGGATTCCCGGGAAGGGATTATTGCGCCTAAAATAAGGAGATATAATGGAAATTTTAATGAATGTTTATCTAACTGTTGCATTAACTTTCGCATCAGTTATAATGCTTTACTACATTTTTAAATAAGGATAAAGACAATGCAAGAACAAGAAGTATATATAGTAGACGACGGAACTTTGGATACTGTTGTGTCTGTCAATGGTGAGCTAGTGCGATTTGATAGTGACTATAGATTTTTATTTGACAATGACGAACAGTTCCTAGATAATGTTAGACAGTATGAAATTGATTAGGAGTTAAGAGTATGAATGTATTAAGTTTATTTGATGGGATGTCTTGCACTCAACTAGCTTTGAAGAAGCTAGGAGTGCGAGTCGATAACTATTGGGCGAGTGAGGTAGACAAGTACGCTATCAAGGTGACGCAAGCAAACTTCCCTAACACCAAGCAGATAGGAGACGTTAGGAATGTAGGTGGTTCACTCACTCCGCCTATTGATTTACTAGTAGGTGGTTCACCTTGTCAAGGGTTCAGCTTTGCAGGTAAGCACCTTAACTTTGATGATGAGAGGAGCAAACTGTTCTTCGAGTTTGTTCGAGTACTTAAAGAAGTGAAACCAAAATACTTCTTGCTTGAGAATGTGAAGATGAAGAAAGAATCAGAGGCAGTGATTACCGAGGCACTAGGAGTAGAACCGATAATGATTAACAGCAGCCTAGTCTCTGGTCAAAACAGAAAGAGATTGTATTGGACTAACCTACCCGTAGAGCAACCAAAGGACAAAGGTATACTTCTGGGCGACATCATAGAATGTGGGCAGGTAGACCGAGAGAAGGCACACTGCCTAGACGCAAACTATTTTAAGGGAGGGAATCTTAAGACTTACTTCGAGAAACACAGAAGACAACTTGTATTTGGTGGAGCTTGGAAGGGTAGGTATAATCCAGACGGCAGCATTATTCCGCCAGAATGGAGAAAGCTGACAGTTACAGAGTGTGAGAGATTGCAGACTGTGCCCGAAGGTTACACTGCTCATGTCTCTAACACACAGAGATACAAGATGTTAGGTAATGGTATGACAGTAGATGTTATTGCTCACATATTAAAAGGACTTGACAATGCTTGAACTATTGTATAACCTATTAGGTATAGTAACTTATTTATTAATTGTATGGGGATTGCCCATATATTTAGAAGTCAAGAGAGAGAGGAGAGGATTATGAAATCAATTAGAATCTTACCTTGGGGAACGGACAAGACTAACGGAACTTATTTACAAGGCAGATTGGAGATAACTTTTGCCGAGCTAAGAAACAGGTTCGGAGTACCATACTCAGGTACGGACAATAAGACAGATGCCGAGTGGTATCTGGAGATAAGAGATGATAACGGAGAGAGGCATGTTGCCACTATATATAACTGGAAGAATGGCAAAGGTTGGAGAGGCGAAGGAGGTAGGAAAATATCTGATATAACTGATTGGAATATAGGAGGCAAGAGTAAAAAGGTAGTAGATTTTATCGAGGACTACATCAGACGCAATGTAAATACAAGACCACTAAGGAGACCGCAACAATGAGAGACCCAAGACAGTTAGCAGAGCCAGACAGTATTCCTTTCGAGGAACTAAACTCAGACGAGCAGAGTGAGGTGCTACTCAAGTACCACACTAGGAAAGTACCTGCTTGCGATTTACTTGACCACATAGAGGAGTTTAAGTTAGAGACACTACATAAACTTATGAAAGACGCTATGATGTGGGAGTGTACGGATAACTATGTAGCTATAGGTAGGCACATTATGTCTCAATACTTAGAAGGCATTAAAGAGGGAGCATCTCAAGCCTACAATGAGCGTGACCCACTAGTAGAATTTGAAGATTACGGGGAGGTGTAACATGGATTATAAGGTAGTAGACAAGAGGATAGAGTTATTAAAACGTGTGTGCTATGCTGTGATTGTGGCGTGTAGCTACGCATTGGGAGCGTACACTATGGCAATGATTGGGAGTATCTAACATGATGACTGATAAAGACATGCGAAAAGTTCACAATATATTACTGGATTGTAGACAGTTAATCGAAGAGGATAAACTAAAAGACCAGAATGATTTAGATGATATGGGTAGTAGAATGGGTACTGCGATTGGGATTATAGAACAAGCACTCAGTGTACCCGAAGACTTCTGGAAAATAGGGGGTACTATATAATGGGCAGAGAGTGGGAACAAATGCTAGACAATGACCCAGACTATGCGGAGTGGAGTGATGATGTAGACTGGTGGAAACAACAGGACGAGGAGGAACAACAGCATGAGTGACTGGTACTATGATGATGAAGATGATGAAGATGATACTTTAATTCTGCCAGAGGACACTACAGTTGAGGAGCTAGTAGACACAGTGGAGATGCACATACTCAAAACTATAGAGCTAGCTAACAAATATGATAAACTAGCAGAGACTTTTCCTAGCCCAGATAAATTAGGAGAAACTCTAAAAGCTATGACTATGCTGCGAGGGATAGCGGTACAACTAGACGGTAAGTATAGACACACATACCATTAAGGAGGTGAGTGATGAGATGCAAGGCATGTAATGAAATCATTAAGTATGTTTCTTATAGGAAGAGAGTGGAAAGATTAGAGGACTTATGTTTAACGTGTAGGCAAGCAATAGACTTAGCTCCGACTACAGAAGAGACAGTGTTAGAGCTAGGTTATACTGAGGTGAACCATGAACTCGATTAACTTGGAGGCATACAAAGAATACTTCCCAGACTCAGGTAGTGTCAGGATTAATCACTGCCGGGCGGAGGAAAGTAATAGAAAGTTTTACCTAACAAGGACAGAGACAGGGGATGTGATAGGATACTGTCACCATTGTGGAGGTAGAGGAGTGTACAGGCCTAGCTGCACAGAGAGAAGGACTTTACCTACAGTGGCAGTCGATACAACTAGTGATGACCCATTCAAAAGATGGGGAGTTCCTAGCCTAGCTACTTGGAAAACGTGTGACAGGTGGGAGACTGTACCCTTTGAAGACCTCCCATTACTAACCCGTAAGTGGTGGTTTAAGAATGGTTTGAACGTGTCTGAGTATGAGGACATAGGTGTTCGTATGTTGGATGGTAACAGATTTACTATACCACTGCGTTCTTCTCCATCTTGGGATGAGGTCACTGGTGTAGCTATAAGAACATTCAAAGATGACTTGCCTAAATGGATAGTGCTTGGTAGTAAAACAGTACATCCATTTACCCAAGCAGATACAGTGCCTGATACCTTAGTGTTGACAGAAGACTACTGCTCTGCTCTTAGAGTGAGCAGGTCATACACTGCATTACCTTTGATGGGTATCTCTTTGAATAGTAACGTCTTTTCCCTTATAACTAAATGGCATAAGGAAGATAGACGAGTTGTGATTTGGCTTGACAATGACAGCCGGGCTGTGGTACAGCAAGCTAAAGAAATTAGGAGACAGCTTGCGTTAACGATAAAGTGTGGTATAATATTAGTAAATAAAGAACCAAAGCACTACATAAATGATGCTGATTTAAGAGAGGTGATACATGGAGATTGATATATTAAAACTATTATCTAATAGTAGTAATCTTAAAAGATTCTCTTCCCTTATAAGGGAAGAGAGATTCACTAAGACTACTAGATTTATCTATCAAAACTTAGAACCATACTTCAACGACACCTCGAAGGACGAGGTAGATTGGGAAGAGTTTGCTACTTGGATGTTACTTCAACACCCCAACATGACGGACGAGAAACTGAAACACGCCCAAGGTGTGACGTTTCTACTCAATGGTATGCCAGAGGTGACAGACAGTACAGTGCTAAAGAAACTAGCTACTCGGTACTGGGCAGAGAAGATTAGTGATACAGCCTATGATGTATCCAATGGTGAGGCTGACATGGATAAGATAAACGAGCTAATGCGAGAGTATAACTTGGAGGTCAGAGGAGTAGAATGGAATCTAGATTCTCTTAACTTGTCAGACACAGAGATGATGGAGCAACTACAAGAATTAAAGGACGCACCTAAATATTCTTGGAGCATACCAGAGCTAGAGCTAATGCTAGGTAGCATATCAAAGGGAGACTTCTTGATACTAGGAGCTAGACCAGACGGAGGTAAGACCACTCTACTTGCAACTCAAGCAGTACATTGGGCTACTCAACTGAAGGATGATGAGTGTATATTGTGGTGTAACAATGAGGAGTCGGGTAGTAGAGTTAGACTTAGACAAACACAGGCTGCTCTTGGTTGGACTAGAGAAGAGGTAATGAAAGACTTACCTAAGAGTATGGATACTTACAACGAGAAGATAGGTTCGGGTAAGATAAAAATGTTAGACAATACTAGCATGACTGTGCATGACATAGAGGCTAGTATAGAGGCTTGCAATCCTAAGATAATAATCATAGACCAGATATGGAAGGTAGGTGGTTTCGAGAAGAACAGCATGAATGGTATCGACAGGTATGCAAAGCTAGCTCAGTATGTAAGAGAACTAGCCAAGAGGTATGGCCCTATCATAGGAGCTAGCCAATTAGATGGCTCGGCTGATGGTGAGAAGTACCCTAAGATGGGTGCTCTATACAACTCAAAGACAGCAGTACAAGGGGAGGCAGATGCTATTATAACTATAGGTCAGAACCCACAGGAAGGAGCAGACTTAAGGTTTCTATCTGCACCTAAGAATAAGTTATCATTTGCGAACAATGAGTTTAGAAATGCAGGAGCAGCTATTAAGATAGATAAAGAACGAGCACAGTTAGTGTCATTGTTAGGAGGTAAGTAATGAATATAGCAGGTGATGGATTCTGGACACAGAAGGTGACTGTGTTGGACGTAGAGACTACAATAAGAGCACCACTGCCCCACTTTGGTGCAAGCCCTACCTATCCTACTAATTGGATTGTATCTTTAGGTTACAAACATGAGGACAAAGAGGAACAACTTTATTCTAAGAGGAGTATTATTGAGTTTGTTCATTGGGTAGGAGAAGAGGCTCATTTGATAGTAGGTCACAACTTGTCTTTTGATTTACTGTATCTAATGAGGTATGGGTTAAACTTAGATTTTGTAAACATCTGGGATACACAGAAGTACAATTACATTTCTTCGGGTAGGATAGATGGTCAGGTATCTTTAGAACAACTAGCTAAGAAGTACAGACTACCCTTCAAGAAAGACACAGAGATTAAAGAGAGATTCCGGGCAGGCCTAGGAGCAGATGAGATAGACCAAGAGCTACTGAGAATATACCTAAAGTCTGACGTAAGAGTAACCTCTCAGATATTTGAGAAACAATTAGAGGAGTATAGAAACTCCGAAGCTATGCAAGAATACATACTTGAGATGATGTATAGTCTTAAGGTTACTACAGATATGACTTATCAAGGTATGAAGTTTAATGTAGAAGGTGCGAAGGAAGCCAAGAAAGATAAGACTCTACTGTTAGAGGTACAAGAGGAGAGGATACAGGAGAGATGGAAAGACTTATATAACTTTACTAACCCTAACTCATCTTCTCAGGTAGCTACTGCCCTTTGGGGTGGTCAGGTTAAAGTACCAGTAGATGTAGAAGTTTTAGGTGAAGATGGTGAACCCGTTAGGTACAAGTCAGGTGATAAGAAGGGGCAGATAAAAACTAAGAAAGGTTTTTCTATGGAAACAGTACAGCCTTTAGTATCTCAGGATACTATAGACTTGTTCAATAACAGAGGGTGGGATAAGAACGCTTCAGCACAGGCACTAACGTACATACAGAAGTATGATGAAGGAGATGCAGTGGAGTTTGCTCAGGACATAACAGGACTCAGGCATATCAATAAGACTATAAACACATACTATAAACCGTACATAGATTTTGCTGTATCGGAAACCATACACCCTACCTACAACCACTGTATCACACAGACAGGTAGACTTAGTTCATCCAAACCTAACATGCAGAATATGAATAACAAGGAACAACTATGACTATTCTAAATTACTTTGAAGCAAGGGAAGGTAAGCAACTAGCCGAGTTTGATTACGCACAGCTAGAGATAAGAGTGTTAGCTTTAGCATCTATGGATAAACAACTGATACTCGATATCAACAACGGACAGGATATGCACACCTACTTTGCTTCTCGTATATACAATAAGCCAGAGAAGAACATCTCTAAACAAGAGAGAAAACTTGCCAAAGGGTTTAGCTTCCAACTCCAGTACGGAGCAGGAGCTAAAGGTATAGCTAGGTTCTGGGATGTAGAAGAGAGTATGACCAAGAGATTTATAAACGAGTATTATACTAGATACCCTGATATAAAATCATGGCAGGACAGGGTGCAAAGAGAGGCAGAGGACAGCTTAGAACACAGAGGAGACCGTAAGGATGGGGAGAGTGTGCCTAGGTTCTCTATCCCCTCTATATGGAGGGATGATAATGGTAGTCCTCTTACAACTTACACAATTTTGGGAGACATATCTGAGTATAAGAGCACAGCCTATGTATCCCCTACTAAATGTAAGAACTACCCAATACAGGGAGGGGCAGCAGACATTATGTTCATCATGCTTAACACTTTACGGACAGACCTTAGAGTGCGTAACTCCATACCGTCTGTAACTCTCCTCAATACAGTGCATGATAGTGTGTTGATAGAGTTTGATAAAGATGATACGGATATTTTAGACAGGGTACGGAAGCTATTGGAGACTGTGCCTTCTGCTATCAGAAGAGTCTTCAAGGTTATCAGTCCTATTAATTTTCCAGTGGATGTAGCTACTGGATTTACGTTAGCAGAAGTCAAGAATAATAGTTGATTATCTGTGGATATGTGGTATAATAATAGTATGTTAGTTAAGTTAGTTAGAGGTACATGTATATGAAAGAGACAGCATCAGGTTCAATATCTAGAGTAGGTCAGAATGGTAAGAGTTTCCAGTTAGTCGAGACAGATGATAAGTGGTACGGAGCTTTTAATGCTACGCAGTTAGCAGGAGCAACGGTAGGAAATTCCGTATCTTTCTTTTATGAGTCTGTGTCTAAGGGGGACAGGACTTTCCACAATATCAAAGGGAATGTAACGGTATCAGGAGGGGCTAGTGTACCTCCGGGTGGTGCTAGTGCTATGGCTCCTTCCCTGTCCAGAGATAGGTTAATCTTACGACAGAACGCATTGACTAATGCTGTTAATGCTATGTCACTAGTAATGAAAGAGGGGGGTACATTCTCTACCAATGAGGTTATAGCTATTGCTAAAGACTTCGAGGCATACACATCTGGAGATGCAGATGCAGATGTTAAAGAGTCTGGAGATAATTCTGAACCTACCAGTGAAGATTGGCAAGAGGCGGCAGGTAAACTGAGGGCAGCTACCTAGTGGAAGCAGACTATGTGCCAAGAGATATAGTAGCTCTCTTTGATGGAGATGTGGTAGCGTATCGTGCAGGTTTCGCAGCAGAGAAGCGTTACTATTTTGACTCAAGGAATCCCCCCGAATCTGGGGGGATAACTTGGGACACTAAGAAAGAAGCATTGGATGAGGTAGAAGAACAGTACATAGAGTATGATAGGGACTTAGAGCCTTTAGAGAACGCACTACAAAATGCTAAAAGCCTTATCAACAACTGCCTCACTGCTATACAGGAACGGTGGGTTGATTGTAACCTACACTACTTTACTTTTGTTTCAGGTAATAAGAAGAAAGAAAACTTTAGGAAAGAAATAGACTCACAGTACAAGGCAAACAGAAAGCCAGAACATAAGCCTACCTATTTACAGGAGATACTAGATTATTTGGTAGCTAACCACAGAGGCTACCTAACGGAGGGTTGTGAGGCTGATGATTTTTTTGGCCACGCTCAGTCTGACGCAAGGAAGAAAGGAAAATTACCTATAGTAATATCAGTCGATAAAGATTTAAAACAACTATGGGGACAGCATCTTAATCTAGCTACCAGAAAGTTTGAGTACATGCGAAAGAGGGAAGCTAGGCCTGTCTTTTGGAGACAGATGTTACAAGGAGATGCTGCCGATAATATCAAAGGCATCTCTGGTATAGGAGCAATGAAGTCTAGGAGGTACATACCAGATGGCACAACAGATGAAGAAGCGCAAGAGACCGTCCAAAGGTACTACCAAAAAGAGTACGAGGAAGACTGGAAAGAGAGGTACAACAAGAACTGCAAGCTCTTATGGATATGGCGTAAAATCCCGGATGAATGTCCGTTCACGACCGAAACATAAGCACCCTTACAGTAGTAATTATGAATTTAAAGTAGCAACATATATGGAGGAGAACAAGATTGAATTTGATTATGAGCCTGAGAAGATTAATTACATATATCCAATTAAGGCAGGACTATGTAGCGACTGCGGTAGTGAGCATGTTGGTCGCAGGGCTATTTATACTCCTGATTTCCGCATCAATTCTAGCGGAGTCTGGGTCGAAACCAAGGGGAAGTGGGACAGCAAAGGGCGTACTAAAATCTTGGCAGTCCTCGACACCTCTAGTTCCCTAGATAGAGATAACTTCAGGATGTTGTTCATGTACAACAACTGGATTACTAAAGCACATAAATTAACTTACATGGATTGGTGCGAGAAGCACGATATTATAGCAGCAGTAGGGACTAGTATTCCCGAGGAGTGGTTATGAAACACATGATGATACCTGACACACAGATAAGTACGTCTAGCAAATTAGACCATATTTATGCAGCAGGTAAATATATTAGGAAACATAAACCAGATAAAATTATTATCATAGGAGACTGGTGGGATATGCCTAGCTTGTCCTCTTATGATACTGCAGGGGATAAAGGTTGGGAGTACAAGGACGTTAAGGCAGACTTAGATATTGGTTTGTCTTCTATGAAAAAGTTTCTATCCTTATGTAGGAGTCCCAAGTATAGCCCTGAAGTACACTTTGCTATAGGAAACCATGAGGATAGAATCACTAGAGCATCTGACAGTGCAGAACACAGGAGGATGAGAGGGTTCTTGTGCTTAGAAGAAAACATTATAAAACCACTGGAAGCACTAGATGTTAAAGTGTATCCGTTCTTAAAGATATTTGTTCTTGATGGTATCTGTTACTCTCATTACTTTGTTAACCCAACTAGCTTGTTTCCTAACCCTATTGGTGGTACAATAGAGTCTAAGTTAAAAAACTTAGGGCATAGTTTTACTATGGGACATCAACAACATAAACAAACAGGGGAGATATTCACATGTACTGGAGAGAGGAGAAGAGGTTTAGTCTGTGGAAGATTCTATCAAGACCATCACGAATATTTAGGCCCACAAAAAAACGCACAGAGTTGGTCTGGAGTTTTGATGAAACACGAAGTTTCAAAAGGGGACTACGATTTAATGGAGGTAAGCATGAACTACCTCCTAAAGGAATACACCTGATGCTTACACCACAAGAGTTAGCAGACAGAGTAGCAGAGAGGTACGACCCAGACCTTCTTGTAGAAGTATTAGAACTGTCTAGTAAAGAAATACTTGACGCATTTATGGATAAGTTTATAGAGAAAAGAGAGAAGTTCTATGATGACGATGAACACGAAGAGACAGACGAGGAGGAGTAATCCCTATGCAAAAGAAGTCAGAACCCCGAAGTACAGGCAGAGGGTCGAACCCTCCAAGAAAAAAGACTACCACCGCAGCAAAGAAAAAAGGATGTGGCAAAGAGAAGGACACCATCTTTCTGGGAACTTGTATGATTGAAGGTGCTCACCTTACAGCCACTC